AAAGGCGAGTACTTCTCCTGCGTCGAAGACGACATCGACCGTGTCCAGTCGGACATCAAGTTGATGGACATGTGGTCCAAGGACGCTTCGGAGCAGATGAAGGTGAAGATCGACCAGCGCGTGCTGACCGATATGCTCCCCGACATCGACGCTGCGAACAAGGGCGGCACCGCTGGTGCTCAGTCGGCCTCGTTCAACCTCGGCACCAGCGGCTCGCCGCTGACCGTGACCAAGGACGGCGCCAGCACGACCACTGCTGTTATCGACCTGATCGTCGATATGGGCACCGTGCTGGACGAAGCCAACGTTCCGGAGTCGGATCGCTTCCTCATCATCCCGGCCAAGATGGCTGGCCTGATTAAGAAGTCCGAACTCAAGGACGCTTCGCTGACTGGTGACAGCGCTTCGCCGCTGCGCAACGGCCGTCTGGGCATGATTGACCGCTTCACGCTCTACGTGTCGCACAATCTGAATGTGTCGTCCGGCAAGACCTCGCTCGTCGCAGGTCACAAGATGGGCTTCACTTTCGCGTCGCAGATGACCGAGATGGAAACCATCCGTGCGCAGTCCACCTTCGGTAACATCATCCGCGGTCTGCAGGTCTATGGCTACAAGGTTACCAAACCGGAAGCCTTGGCCCAAGCCGTCGTCACGTTCGCATAAGGAGGACTAGACATGGTTGCCTACACTGACTCCCTCGGGTTCTACAAGAACTCGGCTGGCTTCTCGGCCAACTACACCGACCGCGTCAGCGTGATCGAGATTGATCTCGACTTCGCCAAGATCGCGGCCGCTCGTACCGCTGCCAGCGCTGCCGCGCTGGGATCGGCTGACACGCTGGTCATCGCTACTCTGCCGAAGGGCTCGTTTGTCCTGTCCGGCGTTGGTACGGTTGTTCGCGCCGAAGGCGCTGCAGCCAACATCGACGTTGGTATCGGCGGCGGCACCGTTGACTTCTGGCTGGATGGTTTCGACCTGAACGCCGCTGTCGGTACCACCGGTGGTTACGCGGATGCTGCAGCTTACTACTGCGCAGTCGACACCAACGTGCTGATGACCCTGAACTCGGCCAGCATCGACGCTGCCCGCGTGAAGGTTTCGTTGGCTGTGGTAAACATGGGCGCCGAACTCGGCGTCATCCCGTCGGCCTAACGGTAGGGGCTTCGGCCCCTACCTCCAACTCAGGAGGATAAGATGGGTGTTTACAGAGGCGTTGCTCAGGACAACGTCACGATCAACAGCGGTCAGGCTACGCTGCAGTCTCTGACTGTTACGGGCTCGGTGGTTGCCACCGGTGTGGTCATGAACGTGCGTCAGCGGTTCACGATCGCGCAGGTTAACGCAGGCGCCACGCTCGTGCCGGCCGTTGCCGGCAAGGCCATCCGCATGGTCACCTGCAAGGCTATCGCCGTTGGCGGTGCTGCCGGTGCAGTCACGACCGTGGATGTGCTGGGTACCTCGACCACCGCGCGCAAGCTCGTTGCTTTCGCGCAGGCTAACCTGACGCAGAGCGCGGTGCTGACCGATGGTGGCACGGGCGCGGCTGTTCTTGCAGATGGTGCGTCTTACACCGCGAATGACGCGGGTACGGCTGTCACTGTCGGTAAGACCGGTAGCAACGTCACGACCGCAACGCACATCGACGTGATCTTCGATTACGTCCTTGTCTAAAATCTGCGAGGCCCTTCGGGGCCTCGCTTCTTCAAGGAGCGCACCATGGCCACCAACCTGACAGCAGAAAAAGTCAAAGACAGTTTTTCCCAACTGCTGCACATCGACGGCGGTCCTGAGGCTACGCCCAAGACGGTGTATAGCGGCACGGGCACGGCGACTGCGCTCAAAGTTGGCACGACCAACATCGAAGTGGACAACATCCGCATCGACGGGAACACCATCTCCACGAGGGATACGAACGGAGACCTTGTGCTCAGCCCTAATGGGACTGGCTCCGTTGTCATTAGCAATGTCGAGATCACTGGCGGCACGATCACGGGGGCATCGTTCCCCGGCAGCTTCACTGGCATTACCCTCATCGAGTCCACTACACTGGCCACCAGTGCAGCAGCAGCCGGGGTTAATCTGAACGGCAACACGCTGGGTGCCGACGGCACCGATACCAACATCGACGTCAACATCACGCCCAAGGGTACGGGTGAGGTGAACGTCACCAACATCGACGTGCTCAGCGGTAAGGTGCCTTTCACCACGATCACTGGCCGGGCCTTTGCCTGCTTCTCGGACGTGACAGACCAGACCGGCAGTGTGTCTGCTGCCACAGCAGTCAAGTTCGGTACAACCGAGGTTGTGGGCGCCGGCATCACCATGGTCACCGATGGTACCAACTTGACTCGCCTGACCTTTGCCGCGGCCGGAACCTACATGGTTGCGCCCAGTCTGCAGCTGGCGAACTCCGACGGCAACGATCACGACGCCACGATCTGGTTCGCGCTGGACGGCACGAACATCGCACGATCTGCCACCCGGATCACTGTACCGAAGGCGTCAGACGGCGGCGCGGCTTATTTCCAGATCGTTTTCTATGTGACGGTCACCGCCGGGCAGTACGTGCAGGTGTTGTGGCTGCCAGAAAACGCAGCTATAACGCTCGACCACACTGCGGCCGGCGCTATTGCTCCGGTAACTCCTTCGGCAATCATCGTGTCTGAGAGGATCGCATAATGGCCAAGACTCCGGCATGGCAGCGCAAAGAGGGTAAGTCCGAAAGCGGCGGACTCAACGCCAAGGGTCGGGCCAGCTACAACAAGGCCAACCCCGGCAAGCCGGGGCTCAAGGCCCCGCAGCCTGAGGGCGGTCCCCGTCGGGACAGCTTCTGCGCCCGTATGGAGGGCATGAAGAAGAAGTTGACGTCGAAGAAGACGGCCAACGATCCGAACAGTCGGATCAACAAGTCACTGCGCGCGTGGAACTGCTGACATGGCGAGCCCCAAACCAACCAACCCCGCACTCTGGTCCAAGGTCAAAGCCGCGGCTAAGGCCAAGTTCGATGTGTACCCCTCTGCCTACGCCAACGCGTGGGCTGCCAAGGAGTACAAGAAGCGCGGCGGTGGGTGGAGCGGCCCGGACAATCGGGTGAAGAAATGAGCAAGGGCGGGCTCGGTAAGTGGTTTGGTGAGAAGTGGGTTGACGTCAAGACCGGCAAGGAGTGCGGTCGCTCCGGGTCTGAGAAGTCCTCGCGTGCCTACCCGGCTTGTCGTCCCGCCGCTGCTGCTGCAAAGATGAGCGCGACGGAGAAGCGCACCATGGCGACCAAGAAGACGGGCCCAGCGCGCAAGTCGTGGCCGGTCAAACCATCAGGCAAGAGGACGTGACATGCCGGGCAATACGCAGAAAGACAAGGTCGCCAAGGTGATGGGCGAATACAAGCGCGGCACTCTCCACGCCGGCGTCGACCCTAAAGGGCCGAAGAAAGCTCGGACCGTTAAGAATCGCAAACAAGCCATTGCCATCGCATTGAGCGAGGCGGGCATTTCCAAAAAGGGAAGTAAGAAATGAGGTACCTGCGCAACAAGAAGGACGGGTTCATCTACGACTGGCATCCTGTGCTGGCCAACAACCCACTATGCGAGGAAGTGACCGAGGAAGAAGCGTACCCGGAGCGCTTCGCCACGGCGGTAGTGGAGAAGGCTAAGCGGCGGGCCAAGAAACTCGACCTCACCACGGATGACATCCCTGAGCAACCCGTGTATACTTCGCCGGAACTGTCGGCCGACGCCTCAAGGGACTTGCCTGAATGACACCTGCGGAGATCATCGTCGAAGCGCGGAAGTTGCTGCAAGACACGCGGGCCCCCCTGCGTTACAGCGACGCCGACCTGCTGGGCTACGTTAACCAGACCGTAAAGCGTATGCTCAGTATGCGCCCCGATCTGTTCAACAAGATGACCACGGTCGCGCTGACGGCGAATGATGTCATGCAGGAACTTCCGGCTGACGCCCACCGGTTGGTGGACATCTACTACGTCGTGGGGCGCAACTCCGTAACCGAGGTCGAGCGCCCCATGTTCCAGCGGGCGTATCCGCAGTGGGTCTCTGATCCAGCGGGCACGCCCCTCAACTTCATGCGCCACGAGCGCAACCCGACCAAGTTCTTCGTGTACCCCAAGCCTCTGCCCAACACTACGGTCATGCTGGAGTACGTCGCGGTGCCGGCGGACTACGCTCTCAACGACGTGATGGATGCCCCGTCCGATGGCTACATGCCCCAGTTGGTGGACGGCGTGGTGTTCCTCGCCTCGTCGATCGACGACGAGAACGTCGACTCCGGTCGCGCCAAGCTGTTCATGGACTCGTTCAGCCAGTCACTCGGTGTTGACCTGCAGGCGCGCGTCGTCACCGACAAAGAAACGATGCCCATGCAAAGTAGAGGTGCCTGATGGAAACGCGTGCCTTCTCCACGCTCAGCGCCAAAGTCTCGGCCAGCGTACCCTCTTGCGCCTACCCGATGGTCGTGGACTACATCCGCGACTCAGCCATCCGCGTTTGCGAGCGCACCTTGGCGTGGCAGTACACCCCCGCAGCACTCACACTGACGGCCGGACAGCCTGAGTACAACTTCGCTCCGCCACCTGATACGATGGTACAGGCTGTGATGCGGGCTGAGTTCGACGGGACTCCCGCGGAGATACTGACCTACGACGCCGCGGTCGCTACGATTCCCGACTGGCCGGCTGCCACCACTGTACCAGCAGAGATCGCCGATCTTGGCTCTGAGCCGCGCTCGCTCACGCAGGTGGGTGTGGGGCGTTATCGCGTCTTCCCGATGCCTGACGCGGAGCGGTCGTACAAGCTGGCGATGACCTTCGCCTTGAAGCCAGCCCGCGGTTCGTCCGACATGGATCAGGCTGTCTTCGACGAGTTCGAGGACGCCATCCTGCACGGCGCACTGCAGCATCTGCTGGTGCTGCCAAACGTGGATTGGACCGATCGGGAGCTTGCCGCCTACCACGCAAAGCAGTTTCTGTTCGCCGTCACGTCGGCGCGAGCCAAGACCAACCTCGGCGCGTTCCGCGGCACGATTGTCGCACGAGCCCCCAAGTTCGCGTAGGAGGGACCATTGGACCCACGCATCTCTGATACCCGGATCAAGTTGGTCCGCAACGACACCGGTCCGCAGGTCAGCCTCACGCTGACAGACGAGTCCACGGGTGCCGCGATTAACCTGTCCGGCGCCACGGCGACGCTGCACTTCCGTGCAGTCGGGGGCGACACGCTGTTCTCGCGTGCGCTGACGATCCCATCGCCAACGGCGACGCAGGGCGTGGCTATCATCGTGTGGCAGGTAGGCGACCTCGATCGCCCGGCAGGTTACTACGAGGGCGAGGTTGAGGTGGTCTTGCAGACCGGCGTGCGCCAGACTGTGTACGACCCGCTGCAGTTCCGGATCAGAGACGACTTCGAGTGAAGATAAACGAGGCCATACCGCGCATCCGCGCGGCGATCTCGGCGGTACAGGTTCGGGCTGCGGCCGCGGTACCTGTAATGGCTGCTGCGATTCAGGTCCCGTACATCGTGTA